CCTTGTTCTTTCCAACGAATAGCTCTCTTAGCTGCCGCCTTCATACCAGCGGTGGGCTTGTATCCTTCTTTAGCCATCACTTCTCCTTTACGCTGACAACTTTGACATTTCTGACTTCGTCATCAACTCCGAATATGTCGTTTAAATAGTCTACAGCATCATTCTCGTCAAATGCCTGTACTTCTGCTTCAATCTCTAATTTTACCTTATATGTCTTCATTATGCTTTGAACTTAGGGCGTCCAAATCCTACTATGGAGATAGGTACATTCTTCTTATTCTTCTTAAATGCACGAAGTTGCCTGCAGGCTTCCCCGCCATTTCTTTGACTTCCCTTTTTGCTGCTTGAAGTATTTCCTTCAATGCACCATACAGTTCCATCTTCATTGTCTTCAACAACGATTCCAACATGCGAAATCCTATCTACTCCATCTCCAGGGAAATCAAAATAAGCAATATCTCCTGGCTCTGGATCTGCAACATCTACATCTATCCATCTTCCAGATTTCTTAAATGCGGCTGCACCACCTGGAGTATAAACTGTATTTGGAACCTTTACGCCAGCCTGATTTGCACACCACATTACGAATGATCCGCACCATGGCTGGAAGTTAGCTTTTGTAAACGCACCATACTTTGTCTCATTGTCTTTTGGACCTTCAATATATCCAACTTGAGATTTAGCAACTTGAATTAAACGGGCAGCGCTTCCTTTAGGAGCCTTTGCCGTTTCTTCTGGTACTAGAAAGTTATCTGACATTTTAATCTTTATCCCATTCTGTATCTACTGGCTGTTCTGCTGGCATTTGATCATTTGGCTTTGCATCAAGACGAGCCCTGACTGCATCTGCTTCTACTTCAGCCTTTAATTCATTAATTTCTAATTCTGATTCAAGCTTCTTATCTGCTTGAGTATTCTTTGCATCTATTTCTTTGTTTGCCATTTGCGCCGCCATAACATCTTTAGCACCAGATTGACCGATCAATAGACCTGCAAGAGTACCTGTGATAAATGTTGCAACGCTACCAAGCACATTAAAGAACATTTTATCATTTTCTGACTGTGCTCCAATTGGCTGGGTTACAAATATAAGAGCGTACAAAATACCTAGTGATGTACACAATAAAATTGTTCCAAGCGTGATGCCAAGAATAAATTTTAATCTTGCATCAAGATCTGCTGGGGTTAATCTTTCTCTAGCCATTCTTTACCTTTGATTTCTGGTACTCATCCCATACTTCCTGTCCAACTAAATCTCTTGAACAAGTTCCAGTAGTCTCACAAATTGGAGGATTGCATTCTGCCTTTTCCCAATTTGCTGGGTCTTGGCATTCATAACGGAATGAACCATCAAAATTACACGATGTAACTGTGAGGGCTAGCATTATACTAGCTAATGAGGCACCTAATTTTCTCATGCCTCTATTATAGCATTTCTATTCTTCTTTTCGAAGAGGGATGGTAGCAAGCCAAATAACAGTAGCAATTACTGTTGCTACGCCCACTACCTGCTGGGCGCTACCCGTTAGGGTCAACCATGCTATAAAAAACCCTAGGAGGGTAAATATTTGGGCAATGCTTTCTTTAATTACCTCCCAAATATAATTTAGGATTCCCTTAATTATTTTCATTATATCCTCCTTGTCATGGCTGCTGCCACAATATTGCTTGCAATAATTACTGGCACAATTACTTCCTGTGCCTTTTCTCTTTGGTCATCTGTCATATCTTTGCCCCACTCTGACGGGCTAAATACTTTTTCAAAATCTATATTTGTAAATGCTCCTATAGGATCTGATAATAATTGTTCCGCCGCCAATTCTGTAGTCGCATCTGCTAATGTATATGGCATAGGAGCATCAGCATTTTCTTCCGCCCTATTAGAAAATTCTACCACTGCCGCCGCTAAAATAGGATTTTCTTTCATCGCTTCAGCAATCACTGCAATTTCCGCAGCCTTAATTCCTAATTCTTCTGCAACTTCCTGCTTTGCTTCTGCTGATAATTCCACTAAAACATTTGCCACAGCTGCAGCTTGCTCTGGAGTTAATTTAACAATTACATTATCTTTACTAGTTAAATTAGCTAGCGCACTCAAATCATCTGTGATACTATTACCTGATGGTTCTTTTGAAGGTTCAGCAGGAGTTGGTTCTGGTTCAGGAGTTGGCTCTGGATTTATATCCGATGGCAGAGGTGAAGGCTCTGGTGAAGGCTCTGGAGTGGGCTCAGGATCAACAGTTGGTTCTGGCTTCGGCTCATCTGTGGTTTCAGGCGTTGGCTCAGGAGTGGGATCGACTGGTTCAGTTTGCTCAGGTGATGGTTCAGGAGAGGGGGTAGGCTGTGGAGATGGTTCTGGTTCTAGGGTCTCTTCTGGCGTTGGCTCTGGTGTGGGTTCTGGGCTATTGGATTGCTCAGGGGTAGGTTCTGGTTTAGGTTGATTCGCTGCAGCATTTGCAGCAGCTTGTGCAATTGCAATTGCAATTTCTCTAGCTAATTGTTCTTCATAATAATTCCAAGCATCATCAATAGCATTATTTAAATCTATAATTGATTGATTATAAGCATCTATAGTATTATTTTTTGCGGTTAAAGCATTAGATGTGTTTGTAATTGCAGTATTATGTGCAGCTGTTTTATTTGTTAAAGTTTGATTGTAAGTTGTTAAAGTTGAATTAGCAGAATTATATTGAGATAACGCTGTTTGATATTGAGAATATTTGGTATCACGATCTGCTTGCAAAGAGGCTCTATCGTCTATTTGTTGTTGTGTTAATGGAGATCCATAGGCAATCCACTCTGCTGGAATTCCGCTCCACCATTGATTTGTTCCAACTCCGACATGCATATTTCCTGGACCACCGCCGTTATACCACCAAGCTTGCAACTGTAATGTTTTATCAGAAGATGTATCAAACCATTGAGTATATGGGCTCCAAGAAGTTCCCTGTTCTTGCCATTGTTCTGTAGCTAAAACTCCATCAACATAAAGTCTAAATCCATCATCAGTAGATCCAGCAAATTTTACTGCATCTATTTCGGCTGGTACTGTGATAGTTGCTTCAAATATACCAATTATATTTTGAGATAGACCACAAATAGCCCCAGACCCAGCCCATATATCAAATGTAGGAATAGTTCCATGACACATTAATCCAGCTCCTTGAGCTAAATATGCGTAATTACCCATACGAGACAATGGGTATATTCTAAAATAAACACCTGTACTTCCGCCATTTCCATATGTTGCGATATGTGCATTAAGTGCTATTTGTGCAGAATTGTAAGTGTTATACTTATTATTTTTATCAGTTAGCTTTGTAGACACTATAGCAGTCTGGGTATCAACTGCGGTTTGAGCTATTTGTTTTTCAGATAAAGCTGTTTCTTCTGCTGCTACCGCCGCATCATAAGAATCTGAAGCATCGTCTCTTGCGTCTTTTGCAGCTACTGCAGCATCATATTTATCTTCTGCTTCAGAAATTAAAAATTGAAATTCTTCTTTGTAATTTAAATCAGCGACACTTGCGTTTAATTCTTGTATTTCTTGAGCGGCTAAACCCAATGGATCATCACTATATGCAGGCGTTAAAAACAGCCAACCAAAGCCTAAAATGGCGGCTAATGATAATCTCCATAATTTAGTCCTAGTCAACTATAACTCCTTGTTACAACTTTTGCAACAAGTTAATTATAACATTGAACTATTTAGCGTTATCTGTTTTGTAAAAGCCTGTGCCTTTAAACTGAATGCCGAATGTGTTGAATTGTTTAACCATTGCCGCACCGCATTTTTCACAAAGCTCTACTGTGTTGGCTTGTGTTATTGGCTTAGGTATTTCTTTTGTGTATGAACAAATCACACACTTGTAATCATAAGCTGGCACTCTATCTCCTAAATTTAAAGGAGCAGTTTAGCCGCATGCTCAGGCGGATCCTAGGCTGCGATGCCCAGGTTACTATTATACTATTTCTTCTTCTTACGTTTCAAGAGGCCTTCTTTTTCTGCCTGCTCAAGCATTTCATCCTGCTCTGCGCCAGAAATTGCGGCTAATTCATCACCATCAGTAATTGAAAATACTTTTGGTTTTGCTTCCTCTGGAACCCTTTTAATTAAATTAACTATTAGCATTCCTTGTAGCATTATAGCGCTATGTACTTCAACATATTCTGCAAGAGAAAATGTTCTTGTAAAATTGCGGCCTCCAATACCTCTGTGAATGTAGGTGCTACTGGTATCCGATTTGCTTTCACCAGTAATCGTTAAAACATTTTTTTCCTGCTTTACTGTGATGTCTTCTTTGCTGAATCCTGCCAAAGCAATTTCAACAGCATAGGAGTCTTCTCCAATTTGTTTTAGATTGTATGGCGGGTAATTAGTAGATGCACCCATAAGTTTTTCAAGATCTTTAAAGTGGCGATCCCAGCCAATAAAAAATGGATCTTTAAAAAGATCCAATGATAGGTTTGTAACCATTTTATTCCTCCTTCAAGCGAATAAATTAATATGTGGGCCCCTAACGGCGACCCACATATATTATAGCAAAAAGCTTTTTAGATTACAAGATGCGCTTTTTCTTTTCTTTCATCTTTTCTTCATTTGCTGTTGCAGCATACAAAGCCCTCTGGTGAGCCAAAGCTCTACCTCTGCTTGGGTGGCATCCTTTGAGTTCGCCTTTGTCATTGACTACTGCAAACCCTCTGCAACCTGCTACATTTTGTTTAATGTCGTATGGCATTTTATCTCCTATTCGTTTGGCGTGTCTGGGAAATCCATTTGGATTAAACCCATTTCTTTCGCCATTTGTTGTCCTTCTGGACTTAAATGTAAAGTGGCTTCTAGATTTTCATCATATTCCACTTCCATTAAACCTTTTTCATATAATTTAATTAAAGATTCGTCAATATGCTGGATGTGTGCCTCCCATAATTCTGGGGCTACATCTTTTGCTTTTTCATGGATAGCAAAAATCATTTCGCCATTTTCATCCACGCCCTCTAGGGTTATCGCACCTATTTCTAAATAGTATTGCAGTTCCATGTCCTCATCCATATCTCTATTATACTCTCTTTTGTGTGGCGTGTAGGACTTGAACCTACGACGACCAAATTATGAGTTTGGGGCTCTGACCAACTGAGCTAACGCCACAGGGTCTTATTGTATTGTCCCGTCCTCATTTTTGTCAATAGTTGTTTCTACCAACTGCTGGACATAGTCAGAGAAGTGTTTTCTGACGCTTCCTGGCGGTCTTGATCCAAGAGATTTCCACAGCCTCTTGTATTCAATTACATTTGCAAATGTTGTAGGACACAGCATGTACCCAGCGTACTCTTTTAAAGTAGTTGGAAGCGGCACATGCTTTCCACAGCACTTACATTCTCTTGCTTTTTCTTGGTATATGCTCATAGTATTTCCATTCCGTCTAGTACATCCGCCAATTTTGAAGGCATTTTGGGAGGCCTAATTACATTTAATCTAATATCTTCTTCCTGTCTATCATTTCTACGGGCTATTGAGTCATATGTATGAACATCAATTTCTCTGTTTGCTTCAAACTTAGTTTTACTTATAGCATTATATATTGAGCCACAGACTGCGTCAGCTAAGTCTTTTGATCCTTTTCTTGGGTGATCAACCTTATCACGCATAATTTTCAGCTGCAACAACTCGTCTATAAGAAGTGGTATATGTGGGCCAGAAAGCCTGTCCTCTGCGACCACCATTGCCATATCATCATAATGTTTTTTAGCAACAGATAGGGTTTCTGTATTAATTCCATATTGTTTTAATTGTTGCATCATATCATGTGAGTTCCATCGGTCAAATGTACATCATCGGTCAAATGTACATAATCTTATTTTAAATCCTTTTGTTCTTAGAGAAAGAATATAGTCTTTGACCTCAGTAAAATCTACTGACTTATCTGCAGTAGGAGTCCAATATCTAACTGCATCTACTTCTACGATTGGCGCAGGCTGGGAGTATGTGTCGGTTACTTTTACATTTACCCACTTTTGAACGTGAGCCATAGATACGGCACAATGGTCATGCTTTTGTGCCAAGTCTACATGTATAAAGTATTCCTTGTCTGGGTCTGGTGCGAACCAATTTTCAAATCTGCCAAATTGATCTACGGCTAATGCCATATTGTTAAAAGCTTTTTCTATTTTTTCTCTTGACTTAAAGAATGCATCAATCGCTTCTGGTGGCATGCAAGCAAAACGACCAAGAGCGTCTGGCATATTCTTGTAGAATTCTACTTTAAAATTTTCTATAGTCTTTGTAGGATTTATTTCCCACGTAGGTCTTTTCAAAGCATAAACTTTAGGAATTGTATAAGACACAATGTGATCTTCTTCCCATTCAACAGTTATTTCATTTCCATCTGTTCCGTCTGGCAAGCTTTCATCCATCTTCAAAGTCTTAGTTCTGACTACAGTTTCTTTTTCAGCAATTACAGAATCATAAAATTTTTGAATTGGGTCATTCTTAAATCGTGGAAACGAAAGTAAAATTACTTTACCATAGTCTGGGAAACGTGATACGACAGATCCACGATACATATCATAGATAGCGTCTGCTGTTTTTGCTTGGTCATGCCCAGTCGTATTCTCTGTAGCGAAACCTGAAATTTCATCTAGGATAACTGCTATTACGTTATACCCCTCCCAAGCTTCACGTTCCGAGTGGCCAGAATGAACTGTTATAGCTTTATTAAATTTCATTTCAGATGCCTTAGCCTCATACTTACCAATAAACCAAGGAGATCTATCTACTCTAGTTTTAAACCCTTTAAAGAAAACGTTGTTGGCCTGTTGAGCGTTAATAGCAATATTAAGAATATCTATAGAGTCTCCAGGAGGTTTTCCGTAATATGTTGCTGGATCTTTGAGGCAGAGCAATAGATATACCATATAAGATACTGCTATAGTTGAACAGTAGTCTTTTCCGCTACCCTTACCTAATTGTGCAATTACTTCATTGCAGGTTTGCTTAAACCTACGACGACCTTCGTCTTCCCCAAAAAGTTTAATAAGAGTAGACTCTTTATATATTTGAGAACTTTTTTCAATTAATGTGTATTGATATTCAGAAAGCGGTGGAAGGCCAAGATAATCTGGACTAGTAACAAATGTCTTTAAATCGACTGGCCTCTCATCGAATTCCTCACCATCAAGGATATCAATTAGATCATTGAAATTAAGATCCACTAGCTTCCTCAGTCTCAATTACAACTGGCTCAACAACTCCTGTTATTTGAGATAAACGCTTGGCAACTTCCATCTTACACTTAGGACATGTTGCTGTAACTTCTTTTAGAATCTTAACTAGAACATCCTGTTTGCGTTCTGTTTCTGCTACCTGCGAAGCCAACTCTTGATTATCAAGTAAGCCAACCTCTTGTAGCATCCCAATTCTTTTACCTTCAATATCTGCAATTAGTTTTAATGCCGTTGCTTTTATGTTTAATTGTCCTGCTTGATCTGCATCCTCTACGGTCTTCCAGGCCTCTTTTATTAACATGGCGTAATGTTGGTCTGCTCCAGATATGGCTTCCTTTGCCCTGTCACGAGCTCCAGAATCGCTTTTAACGACCTCTTTCCACTCGTCTATATACCCTAAGACCTCTGCACGTTTAAAACCAGTTATAGAGGCGATTTGAGTTGGATTGTTACCTTTAAGTAGTTCTTCAACTACCTTGTTCATGCGATCAAAATGATCAGCTAATTCAATGTCCATATATAGATATTATACCATCTTAGTTGACTAAAATCAGTCTTGAATTTGCTTGGCTATTTTTAATAAAACTAAATATCCAATTAAATCGTCAATATCATTATCTCCTGGATAATCTGTGCCCTTCATAAGTCTATTTAATTTGTCATCAATTCTGACATGGAGTTGTTCTCTTGGTCCCGCCTTTGAAAATATACGAACAGGGTCAAGGGCTGAATTGCCGTAGGCAATATTCTTTTTGACCAGCATATGTGCAATTTCATGGCAGGTATTCCAAATTTCTTTTCCTGCTTCTGTACCTACAGTAAGTAAATATAAATCCTGGCACTCAAATTGTTTTGAGTCTGGAAATACGGGCTCTAACATATCCGCTCCTATTGAACTTGAGACTGATATTTATCATCAATCTCTATCCCGCCAGCGATTTCTGGCTGGAATGTGTAAACATTAAATATACCTTTTGAACCATGTCTAAATATGAACCAGTCTGTCGGGTAGTCCATTCCTGTTTCTTTTACATACTTCAAAAGCTTTTTTGCTCCAGAATTTGAAACTACGTAGCATAAAGTAGACCAGTCTTGATATCCTTTTGCTATACAAGGATTTATTATATCATTATGATTAAATCTTGGGAACTGGTTGGGGTGCACGAAGATACTAAATATATCATAATCTTTGGGGCAAAAATCTAAAAACAAATTATATTTATCTATAAAAGAATTATTTATTTTCGCATCGTCTTCAAAAACTAGCAGGCTGTCAAGATTATTTTCATCTACATATTTCCAAGCAAGGTAATGGCTAGCAAAATTTCCTAGTTCACCAATTTTAAAAGAGTCCCAGCCTAATTTAAAATCTTTATTTTCATTAAAAAAGCTTTCTTTTTCTATTTCATTTCTAGCATTTAATGATTTTATATTATGTTTATTTCCATTTAAATAAGAGTCTATATCTTTTCTATTAGATTTTCTTTCATCATTTATATATATAATATGGTAATCAATACTTATTTTATTTTTAGTCAAGTCAAAATCTTTTCCATAAAATGAATTTAAATCCATACAGTTCTTGTCATGAGACATTCTTGCATATATTTTATTTACAGTCTGACTATCTTTTTCTGAAAACTCTTTAAACGTTTCAAATATTTTTATGGTTTCGTTTGTAGCTTTATCATGACTATAAGACGATCCGACGGGGTGAGTTATTAAATTTTTGCTATCTCTTAAAATTATTTTATCCTTTGATATGGCTAAAGAAGAATGTACAATATCAATAGCCCATCCAGATACCATGCCCTCCCAGCCATGCTTTTGCTCAAAATAGTTAAAGAAGTCTAACATGTCCTTTACGATATCTTTGTGCATAAAAAACATAATCCCATTTGTATTTGTGGCAATAGAGAGATTGTTGTCCAGGATTGAAACTTTTAAATTTGTAGAGTTAAATCCCCATGCATCATTTGTAAAATGTGGAGCGTACAGACCTATATTTTCGTAAATAGAAAGCACATGTAGCGATCTTTTAATAACACTATTCCAATCAGAATAACTTATATCTCCGCACATAAATAACATATAGTCATTATTAAAATCAAAATCTTTTAATGCATAGTAGAACTGCCTATAGTATCTTATGTCTCCGAGATTATTCCATCCTTCTCTTGGTGTACCAGAATTAATAATTTGTAAATTAAGTCCAGAAGCTTTAAACTGAGAATCAATATCTAATACATTATCATAGTAATCGTCCCAACATACTAGATACCCTTGTACTTTCATTGCATTCTTCCTCTAATTTTTGTAGACGATATAGTTTGAGTATAAGGCACATAAACAAGACCTATTCCTCTTTCATCTAACCATTCCTGAGTAAAAGACATTTGTGAATAATAATCTTTTTTGGCCCAGTCAGATCCAACGACTATATAATTAGGTCCTACCATTTCTATTGAAATCCTTGAGTCTTGTCCGCCGACATTCATGACAACTTCATCTACATATTTGCAGGCTAGCAAAACATCTAGCCTTTCTTGTTCGCTGCATATGGGCTTTTTATTTTTGAATTGAAATATGAAATCATCTGTATTAAGAGCGACTACCACTTTACCATCGACGCCAGCAACTTCTCTACATCTCTTTAAAAGATTAACGTGCCCTGAATGAAACAAGTCAAATGTACCACCAGTATAGACTATATTCATTGAGATATCCTATCATATAAGTCTTTTGAAACAAACCAGCTGTCCCATTTTGATTCCTCTGGCATTATCATTACATATCCTTTACTTGTTAAAAGATCTGCAATCAAGTCTTTTGTATATGTATTATTATGCTCAACTGTAATTAGATTAAATTTGGTTGAGAAGTCATACGAATTTAGTATATGGTATTCGGATCCCTCTGTATCTATTGATAAATAGTCTACTGTTTCTGGGCACGAATGCTTCTCAAGCAAATCTTTTAAAGATATGGTGTCTACCATATAGTTGTTTCCATTGTGCTTTCTTGTCTCAGTATGAACATCATTATATGCATATTCTGCTATCCCAGAAAGACCTTCAAAATTTTCTACTTCTACAAATTCTATTTGATCCCCGCTTTTATCTGACACACACAAGGTGTCTATCTTTGCCGTTCTTTTTGAAGGAAGTATTTTGTTATAATGTTTGGAGGGCTCTACTAATAAGCCTTGCCACCCATAATAAGTTTCAAGTAGGAATGTATTTGAAAGATATACTCCATCACACGCTCCAAACTCTACAAAATATCCTGGCTTGTTACCAAAACAAAACAATGCCAATAGGTCTTGATTTATTTGTGAATAGCTTTCTTTTGTAGCACAGAAATATCTAAAATTATTTAGAATCATTTTATAAGTCCATTATCTTTTAGGGCACGATAAATTGTCATGGTAGTAACGTTACATTCTTTGGCAATTTCTTCCATAGTTTTTTTCTGCACAACATACCGTCTGTAAAGCCAGTCTTTACTTTTATATAACTTCATCGCTCCGTCAATACTGTATTGGAATAGTGTGCAATGCCGAATGCATCTGCCACATCAAAATCATCTAACTGCAAATTATATTTATTATTAAAGTAATCTACAGTCCTTTGCTTTCTGATCTCCCGCATTTTTGCTTTATACCAAGAGTCAGCATGTCCTGGATTTTCAAATCTAAGTTTATCTTTCTCCATTTTTGTTGGGTTCTTATTTCCAATATAAGCCTGCCAAGATGTAGGAGAAATAGTAATAACACTAGCCCCACTAGACATAAGCTCAGCAATGACGACACCGTATACATAAGACAATTTTATCACGGCATCTGGGGATTTGACAAACACCGCACCTTCTACAACAATATAGTCAGACTTTAATTCGTCTAGCATGGCATGCATTTTAACTTTAGCATCATGTATTTTCTCATATATGTCTGATCCAGAAAATTCTACCTTGCCCCATTTAATTGGTTTATCATTTTCCATAAGGCAAAAGGCAACCGAATTAGTGGAGGCATCTATACCTAAAACCCTATTGGCTTTAGTCTTAATTAATTCACCCAATCTCATCGATCATCCTTAACAGTTTGTTCTTTTGATTTATATCAATCTTTTTTTGGCAACCAGAACATACACTTGATTCATTGTATCTACTTAATCTAGCATTACATTTTTTGCAAGATCTTTTTGCTCCGCCTCTAATTGCCTTCTTCTCATAATATTTTTCCATGATTCTACGATTAGTAGCAATACGGCAACATTCATCTGAGCAGTACTTTTGATTATGCGTCTTTGCCTCAAAGTCTTTTGCACATTCTTTATTAGCACAAATCATTATTTCTGCACCTCATATGGTTCTATTTGAACTTCCCCTGTAGGGCCAGACCAGCATTCTTTTTTAATCGGGCAACCCTTACAGGCATAACTTGTTTTTAGAAATGGCCTCATTGGAAGCCCGCCATCCTTATAATTATCATAAACTTCACATAGCCATACAAATAAATTATCAATAAGCTCTTTGTTTTTATCATTCATCTGTATCGGAATAATAAGTATCTCTTGTGTATTTTTGTTTTCATACAAGAAGAATGCTTCTTTAACATTACGAAGCTTCATATATGTGAGCAACTGAAGCATATGGTTTGCTGATGGTGACATTTCTGCCTGCCTTGTATCCCAAACCTCTTGCTTAGCAGTTTTTATTTCTCCAAGAATTTCTTCATCATCCCAATTAATTACAAGATCTATAAAGCCACGGATAGGAGGATATTCATTCTTAATTTCCATTTCAGTCTGTACTGACTTTATGTGACCTCCCATTTTTTCAATAAGACCTTGTATTCTTTCGTGGGCCTGAGTACCTTGAGCCATATTTGCAACAGCCTGAGAGTCATTGCTATCTACAAAGTTTGCTCCGCTAAAAGCCATATACCAGTATCTCGGACAATTACCATTACCATATCCAAAGCTGCTTGGACTAAATGTATACTTAGTCATTTCTCCATCTGCACGTTTTGTAGCAAGATAGGCTTCATCAAGCATCTTAGCAAACTCTTTAGGGTCAAACTTGCCCTCATACTTTTTAAACTTTAAATTTTTTACTATGTCTCTAGCCATTATAACGAACGACATACTTGAGGGCATCCACAAGCTTGTCTATCGACTCCTTCGCTGAATAATATATATTCTTCTTATTGTTGTTTACTGTGCCAGCTTTATCCTTAGCAATTGTTGAATATACTGAGGCTAGCATAGAAAACTTTGTAGACATTGCCTGTAATTCAATAATAAGATGTGGTGCTTTTGCTGCTGGAACATCTGGGTTAAGTAGAAGCTTTACCACAATGGCAAGCGCTTTATCAAGCTGTTCATCCTTCATGTACTCATGTAGATCATTGAACTCTGTTATATCATTGATTAATTCAAGAGTATTTTTTTCTGTCATGCTAATACCTTTGTAACTATAGCGTACCCGATCCAGAGTCCAACAATTCCCATAAGGCCAGCAAATACTGGAGGGGCTGGAATGGGAAGTTTAAATGCGCTAAATACTCCGCCCACAACAGCTCCAACTAATGTTGTCATAAATATGTCTCTCATTCGTGCCACTTTTCTACTAACTGTTCCAGTAATGACCATTCAATTACTGCTAATCTTGTCTTGCTATTATCTTCGCCTATTACTAATTTTAGTACAGGATAGTATGCTCTGCTTACTTTAAATGTATCTGTGCATACTTTAGCCCACATTTCTTTTGACACCGCCACAGACTTACCAGACTCTTTATAATCTACAACAAAGCCTTTCCATATTGCATCACCTTTTTGGTAATCGCCTCTACCGCTGTTCTTTTGCTGCTTTGCTCCATCACGTTTTGCTTCTGATCTTTCAGACATTAATTTATCCTATACAAATTTTTATGACCGTCTGGGCAAGTCCAAGTCATTTCTAAAGTTTGCTGATTCCAATAGTAAAATTCAGAATCCTTATTACATTTAGAACACGGTCTAGACTCATCTATCTTATCTAGACCTGGCTCTGGATCTTTATTCTGTATAAACTCATTAAGATTTGGCATCAATAGCCTTAACCAATTTGTCTACCACTTTTGGATTATCACGAAGGAACTGCACGGCTTTTGCTCTACCTTGTAGCCGCTCCCCTTCCACGGTGTACCAAGCGCCACCTTTTTCCACGACTCCGCACATTTCGGCAACATCAAGGACTTCTCCTATTCTATCAATACCAACAGTTTCTCCTTGGTAATAAAAATCATACTGACCAGATAGATTTGGTGGACCTAACTTATTATAATCAATAATCCAGTTTACTGGTCTTCCTACCCTTTGCTCAATAATCTTATCGCCAACTTTAACGCCAGCTTTGATCGCATTCGCTTCAGCTTCCGAGCTCCATAATTTAACAACAGTAGATGAGAAGAATTTAACCGCCATTCCACCCGTCGGAATATGCGAAGCATGCATAGACCCAAACTGATTACGCTGTTGTGATATGAGGACAAGAAGCGTGTTCTTATTCGCATAGTTAAGCATTTTAACTGCATGAGTCATATCCTTTGCTTCTGCGCCTATCTGTTTGGTATCTTCTAACTTTTTTAACTCTGAACTATCTTTTTCAAAATAGATTGCTGGAAGTAGCGCAGATATAGAGTCAACTACAATTAAGTCTACGTTTGCCTCCATTAATTGTGTAGCAACGTCAACCATATCGTTAATTGTTTTTGCTGGTGAGTAAATTAGTTTAGATGAATCAACACCTAACTTTTCCGCCCAACCTTTATCATATGATGCTTCTGCATCAATCCATGCACAGGTTTTGCCGTTCTTCTGTGCCTCTGCTATCATCTGTAGGCAGAAAGATGACTTACCAGCAGACTTGTTTCCCCAAACTAAGACTTGTCTTCCAAAGCCAAGTCCTCCTTTTAAGGCTAGGTTCAAACCAATGCTAGGCGTTGGTTGTCGCTCTACTTGAACATCTACTGCTGATTGTACTCTTGATCTTGTTTTTGGATCTAACTTTGCTAATATATCATCTATTACAATTGTCATTTATTCTCTTTCTTTCTACTATTATAGCATTTAGAACAGGTTCCCGTGAAGCTTTGGACGCTGTTTATTTTTTTCCATTTTATTATGTAGGACCTCGTCAAGGCTATGGAGCACCTGCTCTTCATTTCTCATTGCTGCATATACATCAAGAATTCGAATAATAATATCCGCTATTTCTTCTACCACTTTTTCAGATCCCTGACTCTTACGAATAGCCTCTAAAACCTCTGTGACTTCGGAGTGAACTAAAGCCAATTTATTTCCAATTTTGTCATGGTTATATTCTCCATCCCAAAATCCTTTTTCTCGTGCAGTTTCATGTAAAATGGCTGCAAGAGCATCTAGTCCATATTCGCTTACAATATCATGACTGTTCATTTTTACTCCTTAAACTAAATTTAAATTTAAACATTTCATTGTCGTACTCAACAACTAATTCTTTATCTTCAGAGGCTGCTTCAACAAATCTAGTAGTCGGTACCGATAACATTCCATGCTCTTCTAGCAAGGCCACTAGTATCTTATTCAGGCTCATAGACTGAATAATTTCTTCTGTCATTTTATTTCCTTAATCATCAATGTGCCGTCATCTAGTTTTGACAACACAGGCTTACATTTCATTCCATCACGCATTTTTGCTAATGTTATTTTATACATTGAGGGGAATGCAATTGCTCTAGTAAGATTTTTATCCTTATCAGACATAACAATATGAGACATTGTCTTGCCATTCTTAGTCTGGTACGGGCTAAAGTTTACCACAATCTTCTCATCTTCTTCAAGACTATATTCTTTACGATATAAAAAGTCTACAAATATATCCGCAGAATTAGGATTAATATCAGCAACATCTACATATCTTGCTATACGGTTATCTCCTACAAGAATAAAGTACATCTTTCCAGACTCAATCTGTGTCTGCTCGTGATGAAAAAGACCTATGCTACCAGTTTCATCTACCAGCTCAACTCTTGCCCAGCCTTTGCCACGCTTAATACTTTTAACCATGCCAAACATTACGAATGATCCAAGTGGGTCAAACTGGTCTATAGTTATTGCTTGTGCTTTAATTCTAGGCGGAATATTTTTTAACTCAAATGATGGTATGCCTAGGAATTCGTAGTAGTTTTCTTTTTCTTGACCGCTCCTAGGATTATCCTCAAAGGCAGCACCACCAATAGCGTTAAGAGAGCTAATAGCCCTACTATTAATGCCGCTTCCTTTCTTTGAGGCTTTTTCAATAAATTCTTTATAATTTGCATATGGTCTTCCTTCTATGATTTTATTTGCAATGCTGTCTGATATAAATTTAATTTCTGCCAGTCCAAATCGCAAAGAGTCTTTCTGTAAAGAAAAGTATACATCGGATTCGTTTATATGAGGCAATTGTACCCTTAGTCCAAGTCGCTTTGCTTCGATGAGGTATTCTGTTCTTGTGTCTTTGTCTCCTTCATTTTTGAGCGCTGCGAAAATAAACTCCAAAGGATAATGTAACTTAAGCCAAGCGGTATAATAAGAAAGCATAGAGTAAGCAACAGCGTGAGACCTATTGAACGAGTATCCAGCATGTGCTTCAAAGTCGTGCCAAAGTTTTTCTGCCTGCTTTTTAGAAATGTGCTTTGAAGCACCTTCAATAAATTTATCCTTGAATTGGTCGAATTCTTTTGCATCTTTTTTCTTTCCAATAATTTTGCGGACCTTGTCTGCTTCAGACCAAGTCATGCCACCAAGATGAACGCAAGCCTGCATAACTTGCTCTTGATAAACAATTACACCGTATGTATTTTTAGTAAATGGCTGCATGATAGGGTGTACATACTCCACTGCTTCATTGCCATGTTTTCTATTTATATATGAAGCACCAACTGTATTCATAGCGCCTGGGCGTACCAAAGCGTTAGAAACAATAAGATCTTCAAATTCTGTTGCGCCCATCTTAATCAGTAGGTTCGTGTAAGGCGTCGCTTCAGCCTGAAAGATACCTTTGGTATATCCTTCGCTTAACATTTTATAAACCTCTGGGTCGTCAAATGTCATCTTAGATAAATCAATATTCTTGCCTGTACGTTTTCTAATTGAATTTACAGTATCAGCAATAACTGATAAGCACTTAAGTCCAAGAGCATCAAGCTTAATTAGTCCAATATCAGCAACAGTATCCATATCATAAGCAATAACTGGTATGCGACCAGAAGCTTTATCTTCACGGTCTTCTCTAGTTTCGACTGGTCCATAGTTACGAATATCATCTTTAGCAACAATAACTCCTGCAGCATGGATACCTGTACTTCTGATCTTGCCACGCAATCTTTCTGCAAGCCAAGTAACTTCAGGATATTTCATTCTAAATTCTTTTGTGTTGGGCGAAGTTGCATACTCTTCAAATGTATCTACAGACTTTAAGGCATGGTTAACATCTGAGAGTGGGACTAAAAATGCACGAGCAGCATCACGAACTACACCTTTATCCTTAAAATAAGTAAATGTAGAAATTGATGCTACGTGCTTAAATTTCTTTTTAAGATAATCCTTGACTTCTTTGCGACGACGGTCTTCAAAATCTGTATCAATATCTGGGAAATCGTTACGCTCAGGATTAATAAATCGGAAAAACAGTAGGTCATATTCAATTGGGTCTACATCTGTAATACCTATGGAATAGCATACCAAAGATCCCGCCGCCGAACCACGGCCAGGTCCAACCATGATCTCTTGACCCTTGGCCCAATTAATCATATCTGCCACAATTAAAAAGTAGGAGGCAAATTTCTTATCCTTAATAACTGCCAACTCTTCCTCTAGGCGAGCCCTATAGACCTCATCTGAGGCCTTCCCAAGCCGTTCTAAACCCTTTTCAGCCAGGTCCCGTAGCTTTTCATCAGCATTGGTCTTTGGGACTGGCAGAAGGTCAAGGTTTCGATATAGGTCATATTCGCCTACCTTATCTGCTATTTCTAGGGTATTATCAAATATATCTGTTCTATTTATTCCAGCCTTCTTAAAATCCGCCTCAATTTCCTCACGAGTCTGCATAAATAGATTCATGCCTTTAAATGACATACGGCGGTCAGGATATAAATAATCAAATCTATCCCCCATGTCTCTCATCTGACGAGACATTTCAAAGTCTGCATCTTTATTCATTTTAGGGTTGGTAGAAATAATTAATAGGGCTTCTTCTAATAATCTATCTTCTTCTTTGGCAAAATGTATATCGCCTGTTGCCACCGCCTTAATTTTTAATTCATCTGCCAACTCAAGAAGCTTTGCATTTATTTCTTGCGGATTGTGAGATTGTACCTCAACATAAAAATCTTCATTAAAAGTTTTCTTAAAATTTTGAAGTAAAAGTTTGGCCTCTGAAAAATCTCCCTTTTCGATAGCCTTACTAACAATACCATTGAGACATCCAGACAGTACGATAATACCTTCTGCATACTCGTTCAATACCTCTCTATCAATACGTGGCTTGGAATAGAATCCTTCTGTCCATGCTATTTCTTGCAACTTGTGAATATTCTCTAAACCTTTTTTATTTTTTGCTAATAGAATAATATGATTATAAGCTTGAATACTTTTATCTTTAAATGATGATCTATCAAATCTATCTGTTGGCGATATGTATGCCTCTACACCAAGAATTGGCTTTACGCCATATTCTTCACAAGCAATTTGCATTTCACGATGCGATGATAGTGTGCCATGATCTGTAATGGCAATAGCAGGCATGCCAAGTATCTTGGCCTGCTTTACTAATTCATCTGGTGAATTTAATCCATCCATTGTTGAATAATGGGAATGGACATGCAAATGTATAAAACTCATAACCGCCTTTGTGTTGGGGCCCTTTCGGGCCCCAAACTATTACCAATCTAAGCTACTGCTAGTTGCAGACTCAGCTTCTTCGGATCCGCCTTCTCCATTAAAGAAAGCTTCTTGCTCTGCGTAAGGTAAATCACGCACAGCAGTTTCTTCTAACTTATACAATTCAATGGCTGTGCTATCAAATGGAGTTTCATCCTTTGCTAGCGGAATAATTGTATAACTTGTTTCGGTCTTTAGACCAGTTCTCTTGATACGCCACATGAGATTTGTGATTGAACCCATTTCTCCCGCCACATGAGATTTGTGATTGAACCCATTTCTCCTGCGTACTCAATAAGTGTAGGTGTAACGGTTTTACCGCTTGAACCCTGTGAAAGAATTGCTACATATGGCTCTTCCTTGCCATCATCTACAAGTACATTGATGTAAAGTCGTGAACGACCCTTCCATCCCGCCTTGTAATCCTTGCGATGTTGTTCGCAACCATAGCACTTGCCCTGATCATCAGTTGTGCATAGCGCCTTGCGACGATAATCTTTAGGATTTGTGTGCTCTACTGCAATAAAACCCAGTCCGAGCTTTTCATTATAATTTGGTGAATCTGGATCTAACTCCTGAAGGAAGCGAACTCCTGAAGGAAGCGAATCTTTACGCTTTCTCCATCTTCAAGCTTTACCCATTTTGCCTTGTTGCCTTCGCCAGATGATTGTGGCTTATCTAGCGCTTTGTTGAGGTCTTTAAGACCCTTTACGATACCCATATAGTTTCTCCTTTATAGTTGACGGTATAGATCCGTCTGTTCTTTCATTATATCATGGGTTCCAAGATCGATATTCGATATCGGAAACTGCGTTTTTAATACAGGTGATAATCTCTTTTTCTGTCATATCTCCAGCATCTTTTGCATCATGTGGGTATATCTTACCATATTCATACGATGCCCACAAGATATCTTTATTCTTTAATCTATTGGCTATGCTAAATCCTAATTCTCTGCCAGCCAAATCTGCATCTGTCATAATTGTTATACGATTAAAATATCTATTTAGTAATGCTAAATTTTCTTTTGATAAATGTCCGCCTAAAGTTGCAACGACATTTGGGAATCCAGCCTGATGAATACGGATGGCATCGAAGCTTGATTCAACAACTATAACATTCTCACCAATTCTTTTAGCTCTATGTATATTGAACATAGTTTTATTCTTTGGTAAATTTGTACTATTCTTAAATCTTTTTTCTTTAATGGATCTTCCAACAAGACCAACTGGCATGCCGTCTGGGCTATGTACTGGCACAATCACCATATCCATTTTGCTGGAGTACCCTAGTTTAAAATAATGCATTGACTCTTCATTTATTCCCCTGGACTTGAAGTATTCTTTTGCCTCTTCTGAATTGCCTAATTCTGTATAAAGATTGTCTAGTGTCTCCTGTGGAAATTCTTCAAAGTCTGGCTTATCTTCAAACAATGAGTTCAACGTGTCTTCAAATATATCGTCTGCCTCTGACTTTTTAGACATAATAAATCGTAATACTTCAAACTCATTCTTGCCTAGTATTCTTTTTACTAAATCTTTTAAGCCGCCCGCCTCTCCGCATGACGGATTAAAGCAGAGCCAAGCTCCAGTTCTTTCGCTGATATAGAAGCATGGGGTGTTTACATTGTTATGGAAAGGACAATATAGCACAAGGTTATCGTTAGACTCGCCAATTATATTTAGTCCAAGACCTTTTACTATTGCTTTGACGTGACTTGGCGTATAGAACGAGGTATCAGTTTGCCCTGCGTAATCCCCTCTGATTCCCATGCCTTCTTCTTTCCTACATAAACTCCATGGATTGTCATTATGAACTTCCATGTCTCGCCTGTGAATTCTACCGAAAATGCTGGGTCTATGTCAAGGACTCTTGCATATCCCTTGCTTCTCATGTCATGAGTAAGCACATTCTCATATTGATTTTTAACTCTGATCATATCAGAATCATCTGCAAATTCTACACGAATTTGAAATCTTTTAATTTGTCGATGAGTCATTCTTCATATTTGGTAGATTCTCATAGATAGGTTTGATAATACCTCTATTGATATCCCAATCTAAGTAGAAATCAAACTCATGTCCATGACGGTTCTTTCGGCTAACCACTTCAATCATATTTGTATTTGGATATCTGTGAATAGCCATAGCCATATCTGCATCATATTCAATTGCCTTTGACCAAGCAACTTGGCTCATCATTGGCGGTTCATCTTGGTCCGATATGTCGTCTGCCGTTGCAGCGGTGATATCAACAATCGGAATATTATTTGAAACTGCTAGCAATTTAAACTCACGAGAAATATTACGGTTACGCTCTACTTCAGAATTGCTTCGCTTATTATCATTAAAAAGCTGGTGGTAGTCAAGGATAACTAAGTCAGGCTTATGCTGGTCTATCTTGCCTTGAACTGTTGCTGGAGTAACGTCTGCCAATCCTTCGTTTGATACAAGGATAAATCCATTCTTATTCTCAAATTTCTTTTTACCCCACGCCTTGAAGTCATCTACATTTACATCACCTTTTGAGAAATCGCTATTCTTAAATAGACCAGAGCCCATGATAGTATAGATACGGTCACGCATATTCTCTGGGGACATTTCCAGCGAAATAATCATAGGTTTAAATCCTTGCTCCCATGCCTTGCATGCAAGATATGATGTAAACCAAGTCTTACCACGTCCTGGCCAACCAATAGCAACAATCAAATGTCCTGGAGCCATGCCTGTAGGATATGCCTTGTCGATTGCTTCAATGCCAGTAATAATTCCTGGACTACCGCCCATTGCTGCTGAGCGCTCTTTGACAGATGCAAAATGTTGTTCTGCCAATTCAATATCTGTAAGATCAATATCACGAATATTATTTGTATGCCTGCTCAATCCAGCAAGCTTGCTTTGAATATCTGCAAGAACTCTTGATGCTGAATCTTCTTTAAGCGCTGCTCCTGCCTGCAAAATAATAGACTTTAACCTATTAGAAATATATTCATTCTTTAACTGGTCAAGATAGTATCCAGTCTCTGCTTTTGCTGATGGGTCTGGCTCAAAATCTTTATGACGCTCCATTATAATGCCGACTTCTGGAACAGCCTTAAATTTATAGTAGTAATTCTTTAAGCTTTCCCATACATCACGATAGGAGGTAAATAGCTCATCAACGTTAGCGGCAAGCAATGTACTAATATCTTTATTGTTGCATACTGCTGTAATTACTTTTGCTTCTATATTCACTCTTGTCCGCCTTCTACTAGTTTCTTCGTCTGCTCTCTTAGCATCGCTCTATTCGCTTTATCCTTTTCAATGTCTGACTGAACCTGATCTATTCTATCAAAGTTATAGAAAAAGAAATTAAGCGGGTGTCCAGATTTGCTAGTCTTAAAATAATACTCAAGCAATTCTTTGGCACGGTCATATCCTACACTATCTATAACATCTTGCATAGCCCACTTCTCACGAAACTTATTTATACGAGGCTTCTTTTTGTATTTCTCTGTATACAAGTTTTCGTATAGAGATATTAGAATGTAAGGTTCTTTACTTTTTGCCGCCACTTAATTCCTCTTCCACCTCACGAGTCTTTTGAATAAGCTTTTCTTCAACAAACTTATACACACGCTCTGTAGCAGAATCTACATTTTCTCCACTACGCACAATATCTTCTACGCCAATACCAATCTTAATACTTTCATAGTTTCCTAAATTTCTGGTAAAAGATAGATCTACTTTTACTTTTGTCTCTGACATTACTTATGCTCCTTTAGGTGTCTATTTAAAGTATCGTGAGCAAATATGCCCCAACGAACCTCTGTTTCTTTTTTACATACTGGACAAATAACTACCTTGCCTGTCATTCCTCCGCCTTCCATACTGGCACAAACTTGCCATCGCTGGTCTTAGTATACAATATTAAATTGTGTTTGAGAAGAGCCAATAACTCTGAGCGGGAAGGAACCTCAGAAGTATATCCATCATCTAAAATAAACTGATGTATCTTTAATATGTCGCCTTCTGTTAACATATACATAGACCATCCAGCATCATCTGGATTACTAATTGGATATATCTTGGTTGGCTGCTGGATCTTACCAGCCAAAATATAATCCTCTACAGTAATCTTATGTCTATTTAAAAGCTTTGCGGCTTCACGTAAGGTATATGCTTTTTGCATATGCTTATTAACTAAAGAATAGTTATACATAACTCTACGTCTCTCTGGGTAGCACCAGGCAACTATCTCATCTCTTGCACGAGATACCCGCAAAGATTTATGTATTTTTCCGTCTAAGAAAAAATAGAGTAGTCTTTTAGGTGTTCGAATTCTTTTTGCTCCAGCCATCGTCCTAATGCGCTTCTATCCTTGTTAATCATCCAACGCTTTCCACACATTATGCAGAAAAGCTCTACGTGTAGTTTTTGCGAAAAGACTCTGTCCACAAAGACTCTTCCGCCACACTTTTGACATTTCATCATACCTTAAACACCTTACCATCTACAACGCATGAGTAGTCTGGTGACACTTCAATAATTTGTACATGCGGCCATTTGCCATTCTCAATGTGAGCAATAGCAAAACCTTTTTGCCAGTCATGGTGCTGTGCATACTTCATCCCAGAGCTCTTTGGATCACACATGTGTCCAATTTCGTATCCACGAATAGTTTCTCCCTTACCTTTATTACGCAATTCGTACGTCTGGAAATGGGAGGCAATTCTATGTGAGTGTCCACGAATCAATGATATCTGTAGATCGTTCATATCTTTTCTAACTGCTCCTGTATCTGCTACTGATAGACCGTGATGAACATGGATATCTCCGTAGCGCTTCTTAGGCAATTCATCATAATAAATATAATCGTAGCCAAGGCTATCTAAATTCCATAGCGCTTCTGGCGTAACAACTTTAATATGGTCTGGCAACTTTGCGTCTACATAGTTAAAAATACGTATATCGTGATTACCTAGAGCAGTAAATAGTTCTGCATTCTTTCCAGCGACTTCACGATTCATAGCATAGAAATCTCTTGCGCCTTTTGCTTCATGCTGCATGAGCGGCATAATTGAATGTCCGTTTTGATCTTTGTACATTCTTAAAAATTCTGCAGATCTTCCTTCTGTGTACTTGCTGTAGCATGCTTGGTCGTCGGTATCTCCAAGAATATCGACTACATCTGGCTTCCACCATTTCATTACCTCAAACCACAGCTTTATCATTTTGTTATCCTGATAAGGGAACTGCTGATCTGACGATAACATCCATTTGAGATCGTTTGTCATTATGTCCTTTAATTAGAAAAAGTTGCGGGTAGCAACTCGCATACCCGCAATTGTAACATTTATTTCTGGTTTGTCAAAAGTCTATAGTTTTCATTTCTATTGCAATCCAATTTACTATAACAGTTTGTGATGTTGCCTTTAGGTTTGTAGATACTACCTCAACCCTGGCGCTACGCTCATTATCTGAGGTGGCTCTTACAGAATAACTTGTTTCTGTAGATAGATTAGATGCAATTGTTGCAACGATTGTAGGGGCCTTTGTAAAGTTTGTATTTTTAAATGCGAATTGTACGCTATTTCCATTTACCTTTACTTCTGCTTGACCCACGTCAACGATTGGAAATACTCTAATTTCTTTTTGAATTCCGCCTACGGTAGTATTTGTCAAATTAAGCATGCTGCTATTATTTTCATATATGCTACTGATGTTTCTTTGTAATTGATTTAATTTATTTACATCAATAGGTGCGCCAGCATTAAATACTACGTCTGGGTTGAAGTCTGTCATAGGTTATCTCCTAGATTATGCATATTCGCTTCCGCCTCAGAAACTTCAACTACTGATCGCCTATCTAGGCCATATTGATCAAATGAGTCTGGGTTTACTATATGCCGTTTTTTATTCTGCGATATTAAATACATTTTACCATCCGCTATGTTCTTTATCAAAGTGCCATCACGGAATCCTAATTTACCAACTAATTTAATGTTAGATAAGGCGGTTTCTGTGGCATTTACTGTAGTAAAGGTCCACGAGTCTGCCGCCCTATCTGAAATTAGCTTATATCTTTTTCCGTCTTTTATCCAGTATGTTGCCTTATCGGTTTTTACTGCTATGCCAGATGGAAAATTAGTTGGCGAGGTTATCAAGTTGTTCTTCGTACTTTTGAACAGCTTCATTTTTTGCTTTCTTTTCTTCCAATAGTTGAGTAATCTCTGCCCGTAGTATTGCAATTTGAGTCTCATAATTAGATACAATTTCTCCAATGCGCTGTTGTAGGGCGGTAATTACTAATTCCGCTTTTTCTGCCATTATATTCCTATACTGTTAGTTCGTCAAGCTCTGCCAGTAGGGCAGTCTTTTTTGTGTTGGCTTCTGAAATTTGGCTATTTAGAGAAGAAACTTTTGCCGCATCTGGTGTAGATACTGCATTTTCTTCTACTAAAGATACCTGAAGGTTGTAGATATTGTATTCCAGATTTTTAATATGCTGGTTTACGATAGCAGCCTTTTCTTCATTAGTTAGTTCGTAGCTCATTTTCCCTCCTATTATATTATATCAGACTATAGTTTGTCTATAGTCTATCAAAGCTTGCTTTTTTTCTAATATGGCTAATAGCCTAGCCTGACATTGTTCTATAGTAATATCGGGATCTTCCATACCACTATTAATCATATTAATATATTCTAAAGTAAGAGCATGTTGATTCTCTAGCTCTAAAATTCTATTGTCTATTATTTCTATTTTGTTTATCATAGGCTGAATATCACATTCAATGAGTTAGTTATTGGAGAGTTAGTCTGGTTGGTGGAATTAAGGGTAACAGAATTTGTTGCATACATCGTTCCATTAAATCCACCTCCTTGTGGAAATACTCTAGGATCTACTCTTAAAACATAAGTTTGTCCGCTTCCGCCCACTGCGGTTTGTCTATATATACCAACGCTTAACGGATCAATATTTTGAGAATCACTAGTTGTTGTTGAGACTTGAGTAGTTCCATTTATAACAGTTCTAGTATTAATAGATTGAAAGTTATATCCAAATACATACCAAACAACATAAGAACTTCCATCTGTTGTAGGAGGTCTTTTCGGTGCTCCTCCAGCAGTTGTTGGATTTAATGTTGCGGTGGTACGGTAATAAGATTGAATAGATGTTATTGTTGGGTTAGCTATTGATAAAGTATTAGATGAAGTAACAGTTAAATTTGGGCTAACTCCGTTAGAAAATGTAATTAGACATCTAAAAGTTTTTCCAACATCAGTATATGTTGTATTTCTAAATGCAGTAGTATATGTCGACGATGTACCACCAGATGGCACATTAGTCCATGAATCTGTTGATGCAATATAGTATTGCCATTGATATCCAGATATAGTTGGAGTAGGACTTCCTTGTGCAGATCCTGTAGCTGAAAATACAGCCCCTACTCTTCCAGAAGTTCCAGATTGAAGAGATATTGTAGCAGTTCCATTATTTGGTGCAATTTGTGCTTGTGGAATAAATATAGATCCAGTGACTGGGGAGCCATAACCGTTATAGAGTGGGTTGTATCCTCTTGCTCTCCAATAATATGTTGTATTAGCACTTAAATTTGCTGGTGTTGTATAAGATCCTCCGTTTGTAGATACAGAAGTAGAGCCAGAACTATATGCCGTTGTAGTTCCCCATTCAACTAATACCGATTGTGTATCTGATCCAAAATTAATTCCACTAAATACGAGTGAATTAGATGATGTGGTAGGAGATGCAGGGCTATACGAAACTGAATTTATTGATGGAGTACCTGGAATATTTGCATTCCATTTTGCATATAAAGTTCTATCTTGATTCATTTGAATAGTAGTGGTAAATCCAGGACCATAAACGGTTCCAGATCCATCAGATGACAATGTCCACCCAGCCCATGTTGCATATGTTCTACTTAATGAATTTGGATTTCCCTGAACAGTTGCAGTAGCATTATAAGAAAACTGACCTGACGATGGTACGCTACCTCCTGTATTACTATTTCCATTATAGGATAGAGTTACGTTAGTATATTGATTATTATTAGCTTGAGGGCCATCGCCAGCAGAATTTTTACCAGTAACATATACAGTATAGTTTGTTCCAGACAATAATCCAGTAATAGTATCAGAAGTTAAAGTTGTATTAATTTTTGGATATCCGCCAATTGTTAATCCAGATGAAGTGTTTTTAACATCTACAGTATATGATGTTGCTCCAGAGGCAGACCAAGAAACTGTAAATCCCCCAGTGTTTACGCTACTAAATGTTATTGTTGGGGTGCCTGGAGGATTTGGCGTAGTGAAAGATGTGGTCTTCTGAACTCCAGAAACCCTAGGGCTATCAGCATTTTTAGGTGTAACTAAAACAGTGTATGTAGTTCCAGGAGACAAACCAGTTATTGAAATTGGAGAAGAATTTGCTTGATTTGTTTTTGGATATCCAGAAATAGATGAAGCACCAATTTTAACATCTATGTCGTATACGCTCATATTTGCTTCTGCATAGATTATAGATGCCGTTGTGCCAGTGATAGTTTGTGCTCCAAAAAAGAATGAAGGATATCCATATATAGTTCTTGCTATTGAATTGGCTGAGCTATTAAATGCAGCATTATAAGCAGCAACATTCATTCTAGTTGTAAGACTTAACAAAGATGTTCCAGTTTTATAATCTGTTGATGGAAATGAATTTATTGTATATGATATTGGTGAAGAAGATGATCCTTCATAATAGTTTGGACCTGTTGCTGTACCGCCTGAAGCGGTAGATCCATTTTGAGATTGCCAATATGTTGTACTAGTTGGGTATATATCTATTAAATCCCAAAAATCACTACCGAAAAATGGAGTTTGATTTACATTTGTTCCAACTGCTTGCCAAAGATTTCCTCCAGAATTTACGTACTGCCCTGATGTGTAGGTTGTTGAACTATTCCAGTTAGTTCGTGGTGTAGGGGTAGCAAGCAATGATATATATATTTGTCCACCATAAGTAACAAACTGTCCTGCCGAATAATTAGTAGAAAAACTATGAGCTGGTTTGGAAACAGTATACGAAAATAAATTAGTAAATACAGAAGATATGGTATTAGAAGATTGATTAAATAAAGCATTAACTCCAGACACTGTTACTGTATCGCCTGATTTAAAACCATGATTAAATACTGTTGCTGTAGCAGTGGTACCCGAAAGAGATATAGACGATATTGATGGTGTTGCCTGATATGTTAAAGTTAAATTTGATGGACCATATTGCCATTTCCAGTCATATAAAGTTGGACTGCCTATCCATGTTCCACTGTTAGCTGTAGACTCTACGCTTATTGTTGATTGATTTATGTTTGGAAAACCAGGCGGTGGTGCAGGAATATCCAAATATATTACCGAGGTACTGGAGTCGCTAGTAGATGTTCCTGTTGTGCCGAATGTAGTATTTGTTGCAGTATATAAAAATTTAAAATACATTGTTACTGAATCAAAATCTGAATTTTGTAATTGATAGGTTACAGTGCTTGATGACCCAGATGATGGATTCGTTGTACTAACAGGTGTTAGTTGTATTGGAGTAAAATTAACTCCATCTGAGGATTTTAAAAATTGATATGCAAATGTGTTTGCATTTTGAAAATGATATTTAGTTCCAATTAAAGTTACTGGGTATGTGGAGTTATGATAACTTGTATTGTTTATAGGAGAACTTTTGGCAATTAAAACTTTTTGTTCAATTACAGGAGTCAATACTGAGGAAAAAAATTGTCTCCATCCTCCAACACCTTGTGATATCCTAATCCATCCTTGTGTTATATTTTTCCAGCCGCCGCTTCCAGCAACTGTTTTTATAAACATTGAAGATATTGATTTCCAGCCTCCTGATCCAGATGCTGATCTAATATGAGCTGGCATTAGGGGGTATAAACCAATGCTATATCACCGATTGCTCCATCGGTGTTAGTTGCTGATGTAAAGGAAGTATATCCACGAATATTTCTAGCAAAAAAGCTAGAAACTGTAGGGGATGAGGGACTTAGAAAAAGGCCCTGATTATTTATAACAGATATTGCATTAAGATCTCTATCAAAAAATTGTAGTGTTCCTCCTGTACCTCCAGGAATTAATTGTACTGAGCCTCCTGTGGTAAGTTGTAGGCGTTGACTATTTGGACCATTTATAACTAATCCAGCAAGGCCTCCTGTAGAATAAGATTCTATTGATCCTTGTACTGAACTTCCACTATAAAATACTATAGAGTCTGAACCAGTCACTCTTTCCTGTATTGTAATACCGCCGCTACTTGTATTTTTAGATGTAAATGTAGCTGCTTCTATAGTTGCTCCAGTTATAGTTCCGTTACTATTTAAAGTAACTAAACTATTACTACTGGTTAATACATTTGTTCCAATAATCCATCCAGATATTTGACTTGTTCCTGTTGGGCTTAAAGTAAACCTACCACTTAAAGTAGTTCCGCTTGAATAATGTCCTATTCCATTTCCTGCAGAAATTCTTATATGTCCACCTGTATCTGATCCCACTTGAATTTGAGGATCAGCATTTGTACTGCTAATCTTAAATGTTCCAGAAGTATTCTGTAAAAATGTAGGATTAATTTGCCAACCAGCAATATCTCCAGATGATGAGAAGAGAGCTCCATTTGTTGAAACTCTAAATGGGGCTGATCCATATGTTGAATTTCCTAACCATATTCCAGTTGCTGGCTCTGCTTTAAATATTGTATTGCCAGAGCCTATTGAAAGATTTCCTGTAAATGTTCCGCCTCCATTAATGGCTAGTGTTCCTGTGGCTCCGCCAATAAATTCTAATAATTTAGTTGTGCCATCTGTTCCATAGATTATAAATGGGCTAGGGCCGCCTGAAAGTACCGCTCTTGCACCACCACTAATACCAGCGGTTATAGATGCTTCAGCAGTAAGGATACCTGTACTTATTTCACTTGCTGGTAATTTAGAAACAGTTACTGGAACACCAGATGCTGCTACTGGATTATTGTTTGATGTTCCACTTGCATTTATTGTATCTATCTTTACATAGTAAGGTGTGCCATATGTTAAGGTTGTTCCGAGAGATTTATCTATAACAGAACCTACTCCTATAGCAACTCTATTAGAACCATTTGCAAAGTTTAATGTATGAACCCAATTATTATCTGATGGAGTAAAGCCTGCGGATGTCCCAATATATACTTTTGCTCCAGCAAAGCCTGTTGTCGTTAAATCTCCTCCACCAGTTTTCTTTCCGCTCCATTCGACTATAACCGAAGCTAAGCCAGCTCTTGCTGTTGGAGCTTCTGGGGTTTCTGGCGATGTCACTGGGGCTGCTGGTGATGTTACACTTACTGTAAAAGCTGAACTTACTGATGAATATTGACCATTTACTGTTACCGCATATAATGCTACGGTATATGATCCTGCTGGAGCTGATATCTGTGTTTTAAATTTTGTTTTTGAAGAATATACTGGTTTAGTAGAATCAAAAGGTGGTTCGCTAATCCAAACTTCTACTCTATCTATATTTGTTAAATCTGTTCCGACACTGTCTTTTCCATCCCATTCAACAGTTAAAAATCCTGCTCCTCCAACAACATTTCCTGATAAAAATTTAGGAGTATTTGGTGATGTGCGAAATGGTGTGGTTATATTGTATGCAGCAGACCAATCTTTTCCAAATGTTCCATCTTTGTATTTCCATCTAAACTCTAGTGGATATGTTGTTCCTAATTCAAGATCTAATATTGTGACAAGAAAATAATTGCCATCTTCAAAAGATTCGCTTGTGTCTTTTAATAGATCCTGATATAACTCTGCCATACTAGAATCCCAGATCTAATCTATATTCTACGTCTACTTGTCTTCCCGCCAATTTTGAAATTAATGGCGATGTGTTAGAGGTTCTACTAATAATTCCAAATACTGGATCAAAAGTATCCTCGTCATTTATTCTTAAGCCATCTAAACCTACTGTTGTAGATCCGCCACCAGATGCCGTAACAACAATTCCTATCTGATTTATATTTGATACATCTGGTGCTGGGCTTGTGGCTCCAGAAAAAAATGTTGAAAGTGGAATATCGTCAGATATTTTATATCCAGTTCCTGACGACGGCGTAACTGTAGCTTCATAATATTTAGAAGCTTCGCTATACAACCTTATCTTTATTGTAGATAAGTTTGCATCTTCCCTATTGTATGCAAGTCTAATAGTATCAAGATCGCTATATCCAGATAAATTTAAGGTAGGAATAGTAGCTTTGTATTCTTTAGATGTACCAGATGCTGCCGACATTCTTAACAAATTGCCACCTATTCTGTAACTTGAAGTGGCTGTTAAAGGATTGATTCCAGAAGAATCTTCCCAATCTAAAACATCGTCAAAGTCTGTAATAAACTTGCTGTCGAAATTATTTATAGAAATTCTATTAGATGGATATAGGGCAACCTCATATATTTCACCGACTACGTCTTGCGGAATAGTTGTTTTATAAACAACTGAGTAGCTTGTGGTTGTTACTGGCGGATCTCCAGCGGTGGACGACTGTATATCTGTGCTTCCAAACAATACTGGAAGCCTGTAGAATTCAAAACCTAATCTAGTATCGTCTTGACTAGCTGCCGTGGGATCAATTCCAAAAGCCATATCTTTTCCAAGAGTAGAGATATTACCAGCTATAAAATTAGTTAAAAATCTTTTTCCAAATTTAGTAATTACATTGGAGCGACGAGCAATCTCTTTGCCATCTTCATAAAATATGTATGTACCTTTTAACATTATGCTCCTCTCGGTTGATAGATTCTTGCATCAACGCCAACAACATTAGATTTATTTTTGCTAGAATTTCTAATTTTTATAACAACTTTTGCTTTTTCAACTTTTGTTACTGGATCAAAATACTTTATATATTCAATTTTTTCTATATCAGATAAGTTTGGAACATCTGAAGATTCTACTACCCCCGCAATTACGCCAGCTGATCCAGGTCCTTTTGGTGATTGGGCACCCGAAAGTAGTGAGCCAGACAAAGACCCAGTTATTGATCTTACTCCAGTTGCACGATATTCTGATTCTTCTCCAATTACAATTGGCTTGCTTGGGTCATACCAAAATAAATCTTTATGTCCTGCTGGGCGTACTGGTTTGCCGCTAGATACTATATCTGACTCTGAGATTTTTGCCATTTTTTAATTATACCATTTAATGTGGCTAAAGAGTTCTTGCCACTATATCGGTTTCTAGCCCTCCTTGATATCTTTGATTTGCTCTAACAACTATCAGTTTTTGAGAAGAAGTAAAGCCTTGATATGAATAATCAATTGTAATTATATCTCCTACTGATATTAATGGGTTTCCGAATATGGACATATTCACTATCTTTGATTTGTTTACAACTCTACCCTTAATCCATTGAGCTAATGATTCTACATCTTTAACATTTTGTAGCCAAGCAGATTCAAATATTACTGGTTCCGCCGTCGAATATTCTGAAGCTGGGGATGTAGAGTACTCTATCTCGCCAGAGAATCCAATTGTATTTCCAAATATAGAAAGCTGATTAACTCCTTTGTCTGAGAGTGGAACTGTGATTGAGCTATTGTTTAGAACCAATACATCAGATTTAAAGTTATCGCTATTCTGTCCAAGAATATTTACTAGTTTATTAGCACCAGTAGTCCACCTAATAGGAACCGCTGGGGCGCTGCTAAATGTAACTTTTTTTCTAGCCATCTCTCTTACAACTGTTCCAAATTCATCAAAAGCATTTTGTTTAGATTGCATATCAACATCTTGATTGCTGGCGTTATATAGCATGTCTCCATAAGCAAGATCTAAAAAGTCTCCAGAAAATTGGCCATTGTAAAAGTTTAAAGTTTGATAGTCTTTGTCATAGTTAGTCGCATTAATGGTATCAGCATAAACATAATCAAACATGCTTGTGCCAGATATTCCTACAAGAGCAACCTTTTTGGTTGGATCTAATATTTCATTTTTAGCAGTGGCAGAAGTTGTATCGCTAGCCTCTATCTTAAATCCATTTATATATGCAGTTATGCTTATAGTTTTATTTTCTACTTTAACCTTAACATCAATATTGTAAACTGTACCTGCAAACAATTGGTCTAGCGTAGCCCTATTTCCCTTTTGAGAATCTACCAACTTTTTAACTTGTTTATTTTCTAATTTAAATATTTTGACTGGCGACGTGTTTGCTGCAGCTGCAGTAGCGCTTGTTTCTAAAGAAACAAAGTACCCAGAAGTTTCATCTTGGTCAAAGAAAAATCCTATCGCTGCTCCCTGTGGCTTATATTTAATTAATGGTTCAAAAATTATCGATGTGCCAAATGAATAGTATCCTACGCTATAATTTTTTACAGTTTTATTAAATGCGCCTTCACCTATGCTTTGATTAGTTGAGGCTGGCAGCTGTATGGAATCAAATGTTCTATATGCATAAGTATATTCATTATCCCTTTGCTCACCGCCAGTTATAGTCAGAAATGATTTTGCAGTTATCTTATCTCCGACATTTTTTTGATTTCCAATTTTATACGGATCCTCTTCGGTTGAAGACAACTTGTATAAAAACTCTACTTTATTTCCAGTAGTAGTAGCATTTGTCAATTGAGTTGTTATTTTATATAAACCATTTTGAACTAGACCAGTTAAAGTTACTCCGTTAGTAGCAGATGTTTGAGTTAACTCAGACCCAGTCGTAGTTGTATCATTAAGCATTCTTTGGTATTTAACTATATATGAAGTTGGAGTTCCAGTAACTCCAAGCATAGATATAGTAACTCTGACCGATGTGGCAGAAAGCTTTACAATGTCTGGATTAAATAGTTGCTGTAGGTTCGGGCTAACTCCGCCGCTGTCGTCGAATAATCTATAATACATTAATACCACGTATCCTTTGGTACTTGTTTCCAAGCATCTAATGTTTGTGCAGCAGTTGATTTATGTGTGGCAGGAGTAGTTCCAAATACTCCTCTTGCTTTAATTCTATATCTACCAGTAGGCTTAAAGTATTGTGGCCCAGTTTTTGATAATGCTCTATAAGTTGACCAATCTCCTTGTGATCCAATAAATACAGTTTCTGTTGAGTTTGAATCTAGAGGTTCGTATTCAAATTCCATAGCATCATATTCAAATACTTCTGAGTTTACTAAAAAATATCCAGAATAATTAAATGTTGATTCTACTCTAGTCAGGGGATCAAGGTTATCTAAATCTATATTAAAGTTTACTAGTTCTGCAGGAGTATTTGCCTCAATACCATATCTTAATCCGCCTGATATTAAGAATGAAGGTTCTGAAGTCCAAAGGTCTAATGCATTTTGAGTATACAAAGAATTCATTGGAGTTCTCCATAATCCGCCTGATATTAAGAATGAAGGTTCTGAAGTCCAAAGGTCTAATGCATTTTGAGTATACAAAGAATTCATTGGAGTTCTCCATATAATTTTTACCTGATTTGCAGACGCCAACTCTTTCTTATTAAAGTCTATAATATTAGGCAACTTGTCTCCATTTTGTGCATAATAAAATTCCCAGTCAACAGTTGATTTATTATAAAGATAATCTCTTGTTAAAAACTGTAACACGTTGTCTTCATCAAAATATGCATTCATCTGTATGTCTCTACATAACTCTTGTAATGAGTCCCAAACAGTTTTATTGTTTTCGCTCCACCATAATGATAATGTAGGAACAGAAGTATCTATTGATCTATTTGCTTCATTTAACAACATGCTAATTTTATAGTTAGAAAATCCTATTGAATCTAATATGCTCATAATGATTGAAGTTACTGGGGCATCTTGATAAATTAAGTCTGGCATTAGGGTTTCCATTAATTGTTTTGATCCATCTAATGCGTTTAATTCTACATCCCCAAATTGAGATATTGAGTGTGAGTCTAAGTAAAAAGTTCCTTGCTGAATTCTGTCGTATTTTAAAGACCCGTCAGCAACTGCTCCTAAAGAATGATAAGCAATTATATGAGGTCTGACCTCAGCATTTTTTGCAAAATATATTACATCATTTGGAACAGGATTTACTGTCCAATCGTCATCTCTATTATATGTCAATACTCTTAGATTAGATTGATTATATTTTGCTAAACTCATAGATAAGCTATTTGCAGTTATGCTTACAACTGGGAGCATGTCTTCTGGGTTTGATGTTGATTCTTTGCTTATATCAAATGTAATTAAATCTGAACTTATGTCTTTTATCCATCTTGCTGATACTTCTACTAGGCCTATTACTTTTCCCGCCCCTGCCGATGGAGTTGTTATAGCGATAGACTTAATTTCTTTTGGTGCTGGATAGGAAATTGGCTGAGCTGAGCTAAATGGTGCTGAATCAGTCCAAGCAGTTCCATTGTAATAAATATTTAAATTGCCGCTTGAAGGAACAGTAAAAGCTGAAGGACTAGCAGTTGTATTATCGTTATACGTTATGACAACTGAGCATGTCGCTGGTAGTGAGTGGTACTTTTCAAATCTAATAACAATTTTGTTTGCTAGCGCTGGTTTTGTCGGAGTAGCGGTTCCAGAGGTATTTACAAGCGTAGCAGTTTTGGTTCCAGTAAATGTTGCTTCTGCCAATGAATTAACTACTGAGAATGTTCTTGAATCTGGAACTGAAGATATTACGTGATTAGTTAAATTAAAATTTGCATTACCAGATCCAGTTATTGTAACTCTTTTACCTTGTGTAAAACCATGATCTGCCGTTGTCTTATATACCACCTTTTCGCCAGTAGCATAAGCCTCGCTGATTGTTGCTGTGCTCTGCACATACTTTACAGTTACATTTACCCCAGTGTCTTGTGGGGTAAGCCAGTACTTATAATATGTGGTTACTCCTGGATAATAAACTCTTGGTCTATCCGCTGGATAGGCGGTGGTGTACGGAGTGGTTCTATAATCTAAAAATCTATTTGCTCCCTGATGATCTGCATCTAGCTGGATATAATATTTAATTCCAGAGTTTACTGGTCTAAATGGTTTTAATACTGAATCTAATGGGAATAATTTTTTGAATGGATTAATTCTAATTATCTGTCCAGGATTTTCTACAACGTCATCAATATAATCAGCATCTGTTGCGGTTGTAGATATAGTTATATTATCTAGCAATGTATTCATATTATATTCTATTGTGCAGCCAGCCCCAATGTTTACAGTTCTTGAGTTATAGAATATATTTTTTAAATCATTGCTAGCAGCTATCACTATACCTGCTCCATTGACATTGATATGTTATAGAAAGGAACTTGTCCTCTTTTTACAAGAGTTGCGCTAAAAGATGTACAAGAAACAGTATAAGGCTCATAACCAGATGATTCTTGACTTGTTCCACTTTTAGCAAAGTTTAATCTAATATCAAAAGTTGATTGACCCTCGCTACTGTTATAGAATTCAATTAAATCTAAAGCTCCCCATTCACCGTCTACAGTATATCCTCTTGTTCCTGGAAGCATAGTCCAAGAAACACTAAAACGTTTTTTATCAGTAACAAAGAATTTGCGGAGAGAACCATTAGCCATTCTTTGTGACTGTTCAATTCTTTCTATATCCATGGCTATATCGCTTCTATTATGCTCAGATAATCTAATCCATGCTTTTGTAGTGTCTGTTGGATCGGCATATAAATCTCTGGCATATACTTGTATGGCGGAGCCTCTTGGCAAATAGGTTGTTCTATTTCCGTTAGTCATCTTATTATCTCCTACTCATATTAATCTGTGGGCCAGTTTTTCTTTGATCCAATGCCATAGCAGCCTTGAAATCTTCAAACAATTTTCTACCATCGGCTGGTGCTTCTGCAAATTGCATTGTAACACTTCCAACATTATATACTGTTCCGCCAAGATCTGGCTGGTATGCCATGGCCTGAATTAATTCATTTCCACTGCCGTACTTAGGTATATCATAGTTTAGCATAAGTCCGCCAGATTTCATACCATTTATACGGTCAAAGAATGGTACTCCTAATTTAGATACAGTATCTGCATTTACAATATATTCTCCATTGGATACTCTTACCATTCCGCCATTTGCATACATGCCAAGAATTGAATCTGATGTTCCTGTTCCTGGACCTTTTAATAATCCGCCACTAGCTTTTTTATCTTGAGCTACTGTGTACCATGTCTTTGGATCCATGTTGCCTTCTGGCTGTCTAACTTTGTATCGTACTCCCTTATATTCAAGAACATCTCCTGGCTGCAAGTTCTTATCTCTTATAGCCTCGTTTCCGCCTTTTGTAGTTAATGTTCCTCTTTCATTTACTTCATATTGTTTGGATTTAGGCCCAGATGAAATTACATATGGATTGTCCATGGTGTATTTAGGACCTTCTTTTCCACTATCTAATTTCTTTCCATTAATGATAATGTCTCCATTAGCAGTCATATCAATATCGCCTTGAGCTAAAATAGAATCTATTCCTGCTCCAAATTGATTTAATTGATCTAAAGCAAATTGACCTACGTCTGTCTTTGTCGGCATACCACCATCTGTGTAAGTGTACTCTGGCATATTTATTCCTATACCTTTTAGAGCAACTACAAAATCAGCAGCTAAACCTTTAAATTCTTTTGTTGTCTTAAATTCTTCTATGTTCTTAGCATTAAGCTTTAATGCCATTTGTAAAGCAGTCATTGAAGTGTTTACATCATCAATTTTTTGCTTTTGCTTATCATATTTTTTATTTATTAAGTCAAGACTATCTGCCGCCAGAGCAGCCTTGTTTGCTAGATCATCTTGAGCATTTTGTATTTTTTCTCTTTTACGCTCTAAAGGACCTACGTCTTTTATTCTACGTTCTTCAATTTGCTGTTCAGCTAGTACAACCTGCTGTTCGTTTAAAGCTCTTTGCAATTCTAGTTGAGCTGATGCTGCCCCGCCAAAATCTCCAGAAGCAACTGCTTTTTCATAATCAAGTCTTTGCTGTTGAACACGTAACGCCAAATCTTCTGCTTGAGCTTCTTCACGCAATGCTTTCTTTTTAGCTTCTGCTCTATCATTGATTTTCTTTATTTCTTTATCAAGTGATTTTAATCTTTCTTTTACATCAATCTGTTCTTTTACGCTTTGTCCCTTTGCAGCAGACTCGTATTTCTTTTTTAGATCCCCAAGTCTCTTTAACTCTACATATTCTTTACTCAACAATCCTTTTTTATTTACAGTTTCTACTGCTTGAGCTGTTGCTATTTGAAGTTTATAAATCATGTCTGCCTGCTCGGCATTCATTTTTGAAAGGTCTCCAGTGAATCCCATAGCAACAAGTCTTAATTTTTGGAACATGCTAACGGCGGTATCTTGCGAATTAATAAACTTTTCAATTTCAGGATTTTGCTTCTTTAAATTATTTAATACGCCCTGACCAATTTCTTCTTGGGCTCCGACCTTACTCGCAATTATATCTAACTGCTTCTTTTCAGCCTCATATCTTGCAGCAGTCTCATCAAAGTCTTGACCTTTCTTTTTAGCAGCTTTTTCGCTCTTAGATACTAAATCTTCAACTCCAGTATTAATTGCTGTTAATGCTGTATTCAATGCTGCCGCTGCATCTTTGGTATTTTCAAAATTCTTTGCATAATTAAATGATTGTAATGCGCTGGCAGCAGCAGTTTGAGCATCTACTATTTGCTTAAATGCATCTGTATTAATTACACTTACTGCCATACCTGCTTTATTGGAAAGATTAAATAGTGTATATATTTTCTTAGCCGCCTCTTCTGCAGATAATCCAGCAGCCATTAATTGCTCTTTTAATTGAACTGCAACTCTTGCTGCATCTGGGCGGGACGTAGCATTAATTACCTTAATTTGTTCCGCCATAGTTTCTTTTAGTTCTTTTCTGAGCTTCTTATATTCTGCTATTGTCATCTTGAAAGGAGTTCCAGCAGACTGCAAGCTTTCATAAGTAAGCATGTTTTGATCTATCATTAACTTCTGGGCTGCGATAGCATCTTTTACTTTTGCATTATAATCAGTAAATTTGAGTCCTGCTTTTTGTGCAGACTCTGCAGTTAATCCAAATGCCGCTGCGCTTAACCTTTGAGTCTCATTATAGTTTTGCCAAGCCTTATATGCACCAGCAACTATTGTGGTTCCAGCAGCCAGTGCTACATTTAATCTAGTAACTCCTGCTAAAGCTTTACCAGCAATTGATGCAAACTTACTTGGACCATCTGCCATATTTGCAATTCCACCTGCGAAACGAGTTCCAGCAAATACAGATTGACGCATTCCTAGTCCGCCGACTGCCATGCTTGGTCCAGATGGAGTTAATCCCATTTGCTCTGCAAGTGTTGGTCCAAATGGAGATGGTCCTGGCAATCCTAATCTTTGTGAAGGAGTTATTCCAGAACGGCCAGATCTTCCCATCAATAAGTCTGGAATCATGTACCCTAGCATTCCGCCAAGCATAGATCCGCCAGTTCCAAATCTAGATCCTATTGTAGATCCTGCCATAGAACCTAATGATCCAAGAAGTAGGCTTGCTAATAGCCCACCTCCTCCAGAAATTCTTCCTCCAAGTTGATACCCAGGAACCATTCCACCTCTATTAAATTTTATTCTGCCTCTTGACATTGCTCTAAATATTGCAGAAGCACCAACATGTCCTCTTTGTGCACCAAACATAGAGGTCATTGTTCTTCCTCTACCAAATTGTGGCGACTGTCTCCTTTGGGACTCTGGGAAAAGCTCTTGCATTCTTGACCAATGAGATTCAGCCATTCCTGCTGGCATTCCGCCGCCTGTTGAAATAAGAGGTTGCGGTATTCTTTGTCCATCAAATCCCATTTGTCTTAAACTTCCAGGAGCTATTCCTCTATTTCTTTCATTTCTTTCAAATCCTAATTGTGCTATTTCTTCAGATAGAGATACTCGTCTTCCTAATGCTGAACTACTTCTTGTAATTTTAGAAAGATGCTTATCCATTGTTTGAGAAACTATTCTGTCATAATCATCAGAAGATATGTTTCCAGCCTTAGATAGATTAGATATAATTTCATCATTCATTCTATTTAATGAAGATTGCATTTCTGCTGTGCCATACCCCAACCTTGACCCTACATCATAAACTAGTCCAGCTGGATGGACTCCTTGCTTAGACAAGTTAATGAAGTCTTGAGCAAATATATTTCCAGGAACTGTTGTTCCTGGTGGTAGGCCTAAAGATCTACGTCTTGCTGCTTGCGATGGATGTGCAAGTATCATATTTGTTTTAGAGCTTTGCCAAAGCATTCTAGCTGGAAGGAATCCTCCGCCGTTAAATCCTGGTCCGCCAGTACCTTTATTGCCATTAATTGCCATGAGTAATGGTAAATTAGCAGCTGTTGCTTCTCTATTTACAACAAATTCTCCTGGAGTTAGCATTGCTGGAACCACATCTGCATTTACATTTGGTCCTGGCACCATTGCTCCGCTTGACATATAAACTTGTCCGCCAGAATTTAATCCTTGTGGTCTTGTAGTTTCAATACTATATGGTCCGCCTACTGTTCTTGTTCTTGTTGCACGTCCTACTGCCTGCATAACATCTAGGAATGCGCCTTGGCGGAACATTCCACGAAGATTTGGTTTTCCTGATACATCTACAACTGGCTGGTCGATTAATGGGGCTTTAGTCAAATCAATTGTTCTACCACGACCTGCAGCATATTGACTTACCTGCATTCCCATCATTCTTTCAAGTTCAGCATTTACTGCGATAATTGCTGCTCTTGCTTGTTCTACATTTAATTTACCTGCTCTTAAATCTGCAACAATTGCAGAAGATTGAGTTGCAGCATTTTGTGTAAGTCTTTGTGTAATTGGAAGAATATCATCAAATGTATCAATAAATTCTTTTGATACTTGTCCACCCAAAGCAATTGTTTTCTTAAGCTGTTCAATTTCTTGTCTGCTTTGAACTCCAAGAGTTGCCATAAGAGCAGCATATCTAGCATGCTCGCCAGCAACAACTCCAGTTGAATATCCACCGACAGAAGTTAAACCTTCAATATTTGGGAGTCTTTCTGTCATCATGACTTGAGGAGTTCTACCAATTTTTCTATTTAATGGAACTGGCTGCATGGTTAAGCCAAATATTGTAGAAGGATTATTTGGATCTCTTGGATTTAAATGTGCTGCTGCTCTTGATTCTGTTCCTAGTAATGGATGTGTTGGGTCTACCGTTCTTGGACCGCCCATGGTCATTATTGGAGCTCCGCCTATTGTCGTTACTGCTCTTCCAGCTCCTGTACCTATGCCAGCTATGTTAGTTGCATTTTGTTGCAATAAATTTAGATCTGCATTTAATTTTTCAATTGCTAGGCTAAGGGTTTTTGCAGCTGCTGCATCAGAATAAAATTCATCTGATAGTTGTGCACTTGCGGCTCTTGCTGCCATGAGTTCTGGAGTTAAAAGTTTGAACCCTTCAGCACCTTTAAATAAAGCCTTAAAATGTCCAAGACCTTTAATAATGTAACCAAAGAAGTTTGCAAGAACACCAGTAAGCATAATTACTGGACCAATTATTGCAGTAAATGCTCCTCCGAATGCCATTATCTTTTTAACTGGGTCTGGTAATTTTTGGGCAAAGTCAATTATCTTACTAAGAACATTTACAAGCTTTGTTCCAATATCTAGGAATTCATCGCCCACTCCTGCAAGTTCTGCTTTTAATCCCTCTACTGCTCTGCGATATCTTCCTGATGCTGATTCTGTTACTGCCGCCAACTCTCGTCCAGCTACTGCTTCTAATTCTCCAGCGCTTGCTTTCATCAAATCTAAAACTTGAAGCGTCTGACTTCCTTGGCGACCTAAATTTTCAAACAATGCATTTAGTCTTGAAAACTGAAACTTTCCAAATAATTGTTCAATTGCTTGCTGCTTTGATAGAGGATCAAGTCTATCTAGAGCCGCTTGTAGTGCTAATAGTGTTCCTGTAACATCACCTGCATTACTTTTTACAATTCCAAGAAGGTCAATTCCAAATCCTTTAAATTTATCTACTGCAACATCTGTTGGGTTAATCAAAGATGCAAGAGCTGACTTTAGGGCATTTGCGCCTTCTGATGCATTTACTCCACCTTCACGCATAGCAGTAAGATAAAGTGCAAGATCCTGTACGCTTCCGCCAAGTCCTTTAATTACTGGTCCAGCTTTTGGAATTGCTTCTACTAAATCATTTAGAGTTGTCGATGTTTGGTTTTCAACTGCGTTCAGGAAGTTAATTGTTTCTGCTAGCTCTTGAGTATTTGATTTGAATGCTGACTGTATAGCTAAAGTTGCCTTCATTGCTTCTTGACGATCTACTTCACCAAGAACAGCCAAACGTGTTGTTTCAGAAACTGAGGCTAATAATTCATTTCCAGTTTTTCCAGTAGCAGCGATATCTGCAGCAAGTCCAATAGTTTCTGTAAAACTTACACCCATTGCAGATGCTAATTCTTTTGCAGTGGCTGCTACTTCGTCTCTAATTTTTCCAAGCTCTTGCGAAGATGTTCCTGCTATATCTCCATAAACCTTTGTTAAACGTGTTAATTCTTGATCCGCCTGTTTGAATGCATCTGCTGCCGCTTTACCGAATGCAGCCAATGGCAACGTTAATCCTACTGTTAGCTGGCGTCCTGCCCATTGAGTATTTTTACCCCAGTTAATTAATTGTACTCCGCCATCTTGAATCACTTTATTCATTATCTGAAGTTCTTGCTTCAGCAGTGCTGCTTTATTCTTTGTTAAATCTAGACCTCTAGGAATATGAACATTATATTGCATTAACCCCTGAGCATTTCTACCTAGGGGTTGCAATACAGCATTTTGCATCTGGACCTGTTGTTTAGCCAGATCTCTTATAAGTCCGCCATTTGTTCTTGCATGATCTTGATATGCTCTAAAATAGTCTCTTAGCTTTAATCTACCACTGTCTAAATTCCGACCAAATTTTTCTACATCTGATGTTAAGCTGACGAAATGTGTAGAAAACTGACCAGTCTTACGCATTGTCTCAGAGAACATTGCGTTTGTAGCACCTATTTGACCTGCAAGTGCTCTATTGGCACCAGCAAATTCTTGCTGTAATTTAGATAGGCTGCCTGTAACTCGTTGCACATCGGCAATGAGATTTGAAAAATCAGAATTAGCAACTATACTAGTTACTATTTTTTCGTCAGCCATCTATATTAATTACTCCTCAGAGTATCCAAGTCCCATTCCGATTCCGAATCCTTGTTCTGCTGCGATTTGGCCCTGCAGTGATACCACGTCGTCAGTAGTGGCATTAATTCCTAATGCCCGTAGTCGTAAATCTTCAAAGGTTGGACCTTTGTTTTCTTGCTCATCTCTAATGTCGACTCCCTGCAGAGATGCCAAGAATATTCTGTTGTCTTTCTCTCTCTTTTGCATCGATTCTATCGTTTGCAATAGTTCTGGTAGAGAGAGGTTTTCTTCTAGTTCTTGGTAATTTTTCCAAGCACCTACAAGAAAAACTTGTCTTACTAAAGCGGCAAGGTCTAGTTCTGACCAGCCAGAACCGCCGCCGCTATTAGGTTTGGGTCGTCTAGTTTAATTCCTCCACAGATTTCTAGAATTCTGTTAATTGTTGGAACATCTAGCGCTTCCTCTAAAGCATCACGATCTTTTACCAAGTCTGGAAGTTGTGTTTCCAAAGCAATAGCACAAGCGTCGATCAACACGCTTAACGATTCATTTTCTGTAGTTGATTCTTGAGCCTTATTCATGGCAGCCATGAATTTTCTCAACTGTTTAATTGATAATGGCTTCAACTGAACTGTTGCGCCATTCTGTAATTTAATTTCTTCTACGTCGTATACTGTAGTAGCCAATTTATCCTCCTTGGATAGTTATAAACATTATAACAAATGGATATTATTAACACAAGCACAAAACCCCCATAAAAATGGGGGTTTTGCTAGTACTTAAATTTAATTAAGCAATTACACGGTCAATAATCTTGCCGTATTCTGAGCCCGCATAGCGAGCATCTGGGAGAAGACGGAAGGTTACTGGGAATGTAGTTGGTGTATTACGAGCAAGGGTGAACTGGCTCTGTTGAACAGAGAGAACACGACGAGCATAGTATACACGCTCAGTTGTTGCTGAGACTTCTGCGCCAACGCTGTTCAAAGCGAATGTTGGAGCCTGTCCAACTGAGATTAGCTGACGCTCTGTTGGAGCAATTCCAAGAGCACCTGCTTCAAGACCTAGAGTAAGGTCTTTATCATTTGCGCTTGATGCAGCACGGGTTGGATAAGTATCAGATGACTGTGCATTATCTTTCTTCAAAGTGCTTACGCCTTGACCAAATACTGTGAGAACGTTTTGAAGAGTTCCTTCTGTCATTTCGGTCATAATCATAACCTGCATGGAAGACTTGAACAGCTTAGCAGCATCAAGGAGCTGATCTACTGTAACGTCTTCATATGTTGGGTTATAAGTGATCTGTAGACCATTGTTAGTAAAACCAACGTTACGGAAATAAGTATCACTAGGAACGAATGTTGCACGAGCTGTTGGGGCTACTGTGCCGTTATCAAGCATATTCTCAACGTATGAGTTGTCTGTAGAGTCAAGCTTTGAAATATAAACTGGAGCTGCACCGACAATAATGTTTTTAGCATTGTTAAATGCCATTGTTTCTACCTCCTAATTTTCGAAAATTAAATTGTTAGGCTGGCTAGGCCCTTTCCTCTTTCCTCTATGTCCAATTTTAGGCCATTAAGGGTCAAAAGGCAAACCTACTTAAACGTATCGTCCAGAGGTATTTGTTATGCGTGAATACTTGATCTCAAGAATTATATCGGCTGAAAAGAAGCCTTGGAGTTCTTCTGAAGGCTCCGTGGGGGACATATCGGAGACATAGATGCTATGGAATTTAAACTTATCTAAATTAAATCCAGATGACCTATTTACATCCGTTGCCGATTCGTCCATTCTACGGAATTCATCTATCATAAAGTTTCTAATCTCATTTATTTCAGAAACATCTGTTGAATAGACGGTAAATAGAATTTGCTCATTGCATATTAACCATAGGGTATCGTAAGATACTCCTATCTTGTCATAGATTATATGCTTCTTCCCGCTCAAAAAATGATTCATTTCTGGTTGTTGCTGTACTGGCAATATTGGAACTATTGTCTCATCTATATTGTCGCTCCAATAATCTTCTGGATCGAATATTCCTGCCGCCTGCAATTTAGTCCAAATATATTTACGCAATTCAAGCATTGCGTCTAATTTATAATTTACTGTCATAATGCGGCTCCAAATGCTGCAGACAAAGCGCTGTCTGCCTGAATTGATAATGTATTAGGATTAAACGAATATTTAACTGTTTTAATTTCTGACGGGAGATTGAGAGCTCTAGTCATAGATTTATTAAACAATTGTTGGAATCCTGAATTTCTAATTGATGTATTAACTAAACTGCCTTTAAAGAATCTAGAATATGTCATCATAAATGAATTTTTAACACCTGTTCCGCCTGGCCTTCTAACGGTCACAGAGGCCCCTTCTGGCATGAACACTGTATAACCATTGGTTTCGAATACAAGGCGCTTAGAATGGCGTGGAGCAATTTTAAGAGGCATTCCAGCTTCCATCACAGACGCCTTATTTACAAATACATGTTTGCGATTACCTTCTGCTGAGGCGAATGTTTTTGATGGTAAAAATTCATAAGATACAGAAAAGCCAAGACCTTCTGTATTTAATTTATTTAATTTAAATAGTCTTGCTGATTTATCCCCAGCCTGGTCCCATTCATAAACATGGTGCAATGATCTAGGCTTAACTCTTGCCTGAGAATCTACGAATTCTCCAAAATCTTTATCTATTTGATTAAATATAACTTCTCTAAATTTATTTTTAAATGCTATATTTGAGGACAGCTTGCTAATGACTTGTGCATTGTAATAAACATACGCTGATATTTGAGCTACGATACTTTGCTTTAGTACCTCCCCTTTTTGAGGAGACATCAAAGACCTTAGCCCACTAGAAGCCTGCACTAAAGGAATACTATAGTCCAATGTTCTGATTCTCCGATCTCTTTATTACGGAGTTATATGCTATCACCGTTCCAAAGCCATCTGTTACTGGGGTGCTTCCTATTACTTCAAATACTGTAGGGGTTTCTGTTGGATAATTTAATTCTACCCATATCGGATTATTTTTAGAGTCACGGATGTTTGTAATCTTTTCTCTGAATGTCAATCTCTGTGCTGTTCTTACTTGCAAAATTTCTTCATTAACATATTTAGTACCAAATGCTTGAATGCTATTCGTACGGGTAGATGATGAGTTGCTAATAACACCTTTTGCTGAGCAGTCTACTGTTTTGTAATACAGCCATTCTTTTACTATAGCCCCAGTATCGGGATTCTGTGAATCGATCTGTCGATAAACGTCCATCTTCATGGACAATACTGAATCTACTAGATCCAACATTTAGAACACGACCATTTGTGTTAGAACATATGCACCAAGCAGCTTATCTGCCAATTGATTTCCAGTTCCTGTGTATGCGTCTCCAGAATACTCAAACTGCCAATCAAATGTCTGTATGTTCTTTACGTATTTATTTCTCCAAACTGTATCTTTAGCAAAGTAATCTTTCATTAGCTCTATACATGCCAACTGGACATTGTTTGGAACTTCCTCCCAGCCATATCTTCCTTCAACTCTATACCTTACATTCTTAGAAAATGCCATGCCGTTATATGTATCATTAATTGTCGGCGGGACCATTCCATTTGCAATGTATACGGTATTGTCTAGTAAGCTAGTTCTATCAATTCTAATTCCAAAATTACTTTCAGAAATCATTGGTTCATATAGCCAATTGTTTACAACTGGGTTAGCCAAATTATCTACAAGTAAAATATCATTGTGATATAACTTATGAATATCTGTAATTCTATATGGCAAAGGAAGGATATCTGAATCATTTCCGAATACTACCTCTACATCGTCGTAAGTAAAGAAATCTTGATCAGTATAATCTTCTATTAATTTACGAGCAAATCTTTCTGCCCGCTTAACATCCTCATATGACTTATAATTTGGATCGCTTGCATCTACTCCAAAATTAAGTTCATTCATTGCCTCATATATATTTGTATATGGAGTTGTTATATCTACATATGAAGTATGAGAAACAGGGCTAGCCCCTACCGCATACTCCCATACGAGTTTAAATTTTCTTTGACGCTGAGTATAGCTTAGAGGCAAGTTTACATAATAACTTCCAGCATCAGTTTCTGATGCTGTAGATGTAAGAGTTGTTAAAAGGGTATTTGGACTTACCGCTGGGCTGATTGTAGGATCAGAGGTTACATCATACACCTTTACTGTTGGTACTGCATCTGAAGCAGTTATTTCACCCTGCCAAAATACTCTGTGAGTAATTGGGGAATTAGTATTTATGTATATCTCTGCCATTTAATTGGCTTAGCTGTAGAACTCCTGCACTTCTGCTGGAGTTGCCATAACAAAGCCTTCCTCCTTATCAAAAATTGCTTGGGCTGTATCTTTGTCCATAGCAACAAATGGGTGATCTTTAGTAAATCTATGTCCCATAATTTCATAACTAAAATTTGCTCTAGTCATTTTTACCAATACCATGTCTTCTTGTTTAATTGTTTTAGCCTCTGTCTTCTTTGTTGCAGTAGCATTCATTTCTTCTTCTTCTTCCTGTATTCCTTTGGCCTTCTTATAAATAGCCCAAGTTACGCCTTCTTCTGCCAACGCAGCTATAATATCTTTTTTGCCTTTTTGTTCTGTTACGTCTACTGCAAAGTCTTCCGCAATTTGCTTTAACTCTGCAACTTTTAATGTATCAAATGACATTAATTTCTCCTTTTATAGGTTATTTAATTATAGCATTAGTAAATTAAAAGGAAAAGCCCCCAAATTAATGGGGGCCTTTCAGCAGATCTAAATCCTAAATTAGGAAGCGACCTTAACGTTCTTAACAACAACCCATGCGTCTGCTTGCTCAATTTGAACGCCAACACGAGTATACAGAGTATATTCGATAGCATCCTTCTTTGGCCAGAAGAAGCGATAGACGGTTACATCACGCTTGATACCAATAACTACGTTATTTGGGAATGTCAAGTGGACGTCACCATGGTTGCCAGTTTCGCCTGAGTAGTCACCATCTTGTGCTTCAGGGAGTAGTGGAACTTCAACAATCGGAATACCGAATGCGAATGGAGCCACATATCCAGCTGGACCACCTAGAGGTTGTACACCTTCTCCACGGATGATCGACGATGCGATATCTTGTGGAATTGTTTGGTTTGTTCCAATGCTGTTTGCGTACAGGAAGTCCTGAATCAAATTGGAACCTGCAAGGAAGCGAAGGTCGGAACGACGTTGCTTGTACTTACGTGGGAGCTCTTTGAGAGCTGAGTTGAAGAGGGCACGGCTGATACCAGCACCTGCTGCATCTACAACGTGACCATACTGCTTTGCCTTCTTGACTACACCATCAAATGCCTTATAAAGGTTATCTGATGAGAGTGAAGTATTACCATTTAGGAGTACATCCTCAATGTCATTACCTGCCTGTGTTGCCATCATGCGGGCAATATGATCTTCTAGATCTGGACCCTCAATATTGTCTTCAAGAGACTCTGTTGAAAGTTCCCAATCCAAACGAAGCTTCTTTGTTGTAAGAGAGATCTTGGAGAAGGTTACAGCGGCGTTTCCACCAGTCTGGTCTGCTTCTGTAGCGAGAACCATAAGCTTCTCACCAACACCAATACGATCAATCTCAGTCGTATCTGCTCGCATGCGAACAGTACGAGCTACTTTACCAATTACGGTTGCATCGAACATGTAATCTAGGAAACGTGCGGACTGCTCAGGGTTGAGTAGGCCACCTTCTCCTTCGGATCCAATGTGGATACCAGTGTTTGCCACTGCTGATCCAGTCATGTTTCCTGTTACGGTTGTGTTTGCTGCAACTGCTTTTTCTAACATTTCATTGCTCATTATATTTTTCACCTACCTTTTATTTTAAAAGTTCATTCACGGAACCGAGGAAAGAACCGTTCCATTTTGATTTCTTGATTGTTACTTCCTGTGACCCGCCAAGGTCAGAGGACTTCTTAACTGCGGTCTCTGATTCTACCGCTACGACACGCTTTTCTACGCCATCAATCGTGTTCTTGATATCTTCTACAGCCTTTGAAAGTGCTGCATGTTGTTCTGCCAACTCTGAAATTCGTCCATCAACGCTCTTGCTGAAAGTTTCAACTGTGTCTTTGATAGCTGTAACTTGTGCGGCATTAGCTTCGGATGCCTTACTTAGAGTTTCTGAGAAAAAGCCTTTGAGATCGCCAAGCATCTTTGCAAAATCAGGTTCATCAACCTCAACTTCTGATACGTCGGCTGCTTTTTCCAGAGTTTCGGCAGAAGCGTCTTCAGCTGGCGCTGCTTCTTCAGCAGGAGCTGCTTCAGCAGGAGCTGCTTCTTCAGCAGGTGCTGCATCAACTACAGGAGTCTCTTCGACTGCTGCTAGTGTTTCTGTGTTTTCTGACACTTCATTACCTCCTTCTGCGTTTGCCTGTTTTGCAATTTTGTTTGTATCAGGCAACGTTAATCTTGACTTGTGTAAATCAAGAATTCTATCTATTTCCTTTGCTTTGTTTGTATCATTTGATTCGACCCAACCG